CACCTGCATGTCGTCCCAGTCCGGCGCCTGCTCTTTGAGCCGCGCCCGAAAGGCGTGGATGTTCTCAAAGGGATTCGGCCCGCCCGTGTACTCGATCGTGCGCACCATCAGACGCTTCCCTAGCCCTTGACGACCCGAATCTTGCCGGCCCAGTGGACGTTGTAGGCGAACTGGAAGTTGGGCCGATCCGCGCCCTCGAAGAGATACCGGAGCGCCGCGTTGCGCTGCGCCTCGGTCGCATCCGAAAGATCCAGCCCGCCGTTCAGTTCATCCGGCGCGAACCGGACGGCCTGCACCGGCGACGGCGCGGTCGCGTTGTCATCCGCCTGTACCTGCGCCTGCGCCTCTTCCTGTTGCTGATCGTTCTTCGCCATCCTGTTCCCTTTCGTTAGGCTGCGACGCCGGCGTACATGCCGACGACGCGGAATCTGAGCCGATCCATCACCGCGTCCGGGTCGGCATCGTCGCTCTGCTCGCCGAGCCGGTCGGCACGGACCATCCGCGCCCGCGTCGTCGGCTCGTGCCAGGTGTGCAGGAGCACCGTGCTCCGCTCGATGAGATTGCGCACCGCCGTCCGTCCGTTCGTCGTGCGCGGCCCAAAGGCCCACACGAAGACGTACTCGCCGTATGCGCCGGTGGGACCGAACGGGTCCGCGCTGCCGCCGGTGTCGTCCACCATCAGAAGCGGTCGTAGCAGCCCGGTCGACTCGTAGGCGTTCGGCGTCTCACCCATCCCAAGCGGCCGGATGTCGCGGTCGTAGATCCCGCCCGGCGCGAAGCCCTGAATGAGCAGGTCGCCGCTAAGGCGGCTATGGATAGAGGGAATGAGCGCCATCGCCTAGCCCCCCATGATCCGGCTAACGGCTTCCGCGGCGTCGGCCACGACCTCGCCCTCGATCTGCTGCATGACCGGCAGGACGATCGGATAGGCGCCCATCTTGCTCGTGCCGAGTTCGAGGAACGGTCCGTAGAACATCGTGTGATAGAGCTGGATCTGGCTGTTGCGCCCCTGCCGAACGGCCGTCCCGGTCAGCCCCTGGCGGGCATTCGTGGTCTGGTCGTTCCAAGGCGCGCCGCTCTTCATCGCGCTCTCGCCCTTGCTGGCCCCGTTCTGCGCTACGCCGTACACGGCATCGCTGGCCCGGTTGGCGCGCGTTCGGATGTTCTGCCCGATGCGCGACGGGTTGGTTTTCCAGTAGATGCGCGTCGACGCCATCGCGTTAGCCCTGCATCTCGAAGCGGACGGTCACGACACCGAACCGTTCCGGCTCGATGAGACGGACGACGCACGGCCGCCCGCCCCAGGTGAACCGATCACCGATCTGCCCCACGAACGGCGCGAATGTCTGGATCTCGCCGCCGAGGACCGTTCGCACGCTGCCCGTATTGGCGCCGGTGACCTGCTCCTGCCGGTCGGCCAGTCGTACGCTGATCGGCGTGAACGCCGATTGCGCGGTCGGTAGCCCGGTATCCGGGTGGATGCGCTGCAACACGATCGGGTCGTGGTCGTTGACGACCTGCGTCGTGGCGTAGCCGTCCCGGATCACCGGACGGAGCGCCGCCATCTGCGCCTCACTGATGAAGGCCGGCATCAGACCGTCGCCCTCTCTGATTCATGGGCTGGTGCCCATACTTGGCGCTCAAATTGCGCCCACGCTTCCGCTCCGAACAGGGCGACGATCGCCTCCCTGGTCACCTCGGCGACGAAGTCGATGCCCAGACCGGCACGCGCGTCGGCGTAGCGCTCGGCAAGGTCTGGCGCGAAGATCGGCATTCCGTTCGCGTCAATCACCATGTCTGGCATCAGACCGCCTCCGTCAGCGATGTCGTGAGGCCGATGGACGTGATGCCCATGCGACCGCCACCGCTCGTGAGCACGTTCGCCGTGCCGACCGCGAACGCCGCCGCCCGGTCAACGCAGTGGGCGTAGACCTGCTCGCGGCTGAACCGCATCCCGCCCTCGAGCGAGATCGTGAAGTCGCCGCTGACCTTGTTGGCCTTCCACTGCCAGCCGAGCGAGGCCGCCCGGTTCAGGTCGCGTCCGGTGTAGACCGTCGCCGGCACCACGTCCGTCGTGAGGCTCGCCGCCATGTCGAGGAGCGCGCTGATCTCCGTGCTCGTCAGGCCGGGCAGCGTCGCCGCCGCCGTGGCTTGTTCGAGCAGGTATCGCGCGTCACTGGCGCTGGTCAGGGGGTCGGTCGCCACGACTACAGCCCGCCCTCACGCGCCAGCTTGCGCTGATGTGCGGCCACTTCATCGGCGAGATCCGGGTCGGTTTCGGGCGTTGGCTTGCCCGCCGCCGCGCCGAGGAAGGTGTAGTTCTCATCGGGCGTGGGATCGCTGGTGACGCCGAAGTAGCCTTTTTCGTTGGCTTCGTCGAACGCCTCTTGCACTTCCTTCTGCCCCGCGTCGCCCTGCAAGTCCTTAGTTGACTCGGCCTGCGACTGATTCTGCTTCTTCCCTGAATCCGACATCTGGCCCTTCTTTCATGAACTCGGTGATTGGGCGATACCGCTCCATCAGCGCGGCCAAGAGAACGGGATCGCCCGCCATCATCCTGTCGAGTGCGGCCTGATACGCTGCCCGAGCCTCGTGCTCAATGTGATTGGCGACGATCTCAGGGTCAGTCATCACTAGGCGGCCGGTGATCGCATGACAGCCGCCGGGTAGCGGTTCGCCTCAACGGCCTGGTCGTAATTGATCGGGTTCACGACCTGCCAGCCGCAGCGGAACACGATGCGAATCGCGCTCATGTCCTGCTGCATGAGGTTGTACTGAACCAACCCGGAGGCGTCAGAGATCACGCCCTCGTTGTGGATGGTGACGGTGAAGTCCTGTCGCACGCCGAACACGAAGTTTTCGGTCTGGAGTGCGATCAGTTCGGCGGCAGACAGTCCAGTCGGCCACTGCCCCGCCATCGGGTAGACGGTGGGAATGCCCCAGATATTGCTCACGCCACCCTGCACGTCCATGAGCGGCTGGCCCTGGGCGTCGCGCGCACCACGAAGTCGGGCGCGGAGGGTGCTGTTGGCGGCGAAGCCGGTCGGCGCATAGCCGTCCGCCTCGAGCGTACCGATCAGTTGGTTCACGTCCTCTGCGACGCCGCCCTGCGCGGTCGTCGCGGTGCCGCGTGCCCGCACGTTACCGGCGGCCACGGCGGCGGCCACGACGTCGGTCGGCCATGCGGTCGGCTTGTTGGTGCCGAAGAACACCGCCGCGTCGACGGCGCGCGCGATGGCGTTCTCGAGCAGCGGTCGGATGTTGCCGAAGATGTCGAAGGCGACGTCGTTGAGCACCGCATCCGGCACCGGCACGATCGCCGCGACTTCCTCGATGTCGATGAACTTGTTTGCCCAGTTGACTTCCGTGGTCTGCTTCACGCCGGTATCGCCAGTGACGAAATACGCGGTCGGCAGAGCGGACAACACCGGAAAGCGTGTCTGGTTGGTCGGCACGTTGAGCCGGGTGAACAGGCCCATCGCGCCGGATTGGTTCTCCAGCCCGCCGAGCATGATGTCGGACACCTGCTCTTGGACCAGTGCCGCGACTTCTGTGCGGCTGATTACGTTGTTATATGGCATCGGAGTGTCCTACCCACTAAGGTGCTACGCCCGCCCCGCTGCTTGACGGATGAGGCTGTTGATGTCGCCGCCAGATGCCGGCTTACCGCGATCACCGCCGTTGGCGCTGCCCCGTGCCGCAGGAAAGAGATTCGGATCGTCCTGTTTGGCCTTCGCGACAACGGCTTTGACGTTGGTCGGCTCGCCGTCGTCGTCGAACTCCAGGTCGTCCTTGATTGAGAGCCAGACGGCCCGCTTACTCACCACCGTGTCGTCGAGCGCGTCATAGACGGCGACCCGGCCGGCGGTGGTACGTGCACGCTGTTCGGCGGCGGTCCATTTGCTCTCCGCGTCCTCTGCCCGCTTGATGGCCTTCTCGAGCTCCGACTTTCCGGCGTTCTCGAGTTGCTGGAATTGGTCAAGGAGGGCGGAGACGGTAATGCCGCGGCTCTCGGCAAACTCTTTGATGCGACGGTTGGCGGTATCGG